AATGACGCCATGCACTATTCTGTTGGACAGGAAGTGTATGGTGGTCATACTATAGTAAATATACTAGAAGAATCCGATAAGTATTCCGTGTATATACAAAAAGGAGAATTGGTAATGCCGTGGAAAGACTTCAACAAGCATATGGCAATATCTATTGAATATGATCTTAAGTGGTAATGCAAAGCGTATACAACTTTATAGTTAGCCCAAAAAACGGGCGATCTACTAGCGAGAAAAAAATAAGCGGTAAAAAACTACTGTTAAATACCGAAGTACAAAACCACCATTACACTAGCAGACTCGGCGTAGTTAATAGCGTACCTAAAATTACTAATGGAGACATACAAGAAGGCGATGAAATAATAGTGCATCATAATGTGTTTAGAAGATTTAGAGACGTTAGAGGCAAAGAAAAAAACAGCCGTTCGTTCTATAAAGAAGACATGTTCTTTGTATATCCTGACCAGGTTTACGCATACAAACGCAATAGCGAATGGAATGCTTTACCTGGTTTTTGCTTTGTAAAGCCCATAAAAGCTAAAGATAAATTTAGCTCGCACAAAGAAGAACCTTTAATAGGTATTATTAAGTATGCTAGTGAAGGTTTTGAAGCAGGTGCGCTTGTTGGGTTTAAGCCCGGTATGGAATACGAATTTAATATAGAGGGTGAACGATTGTATCGCATACCCGCCAATCAAATTACAGTCGAGTATGAATATCAAGGAAACGAAGAAGAGTATAATCCTAGCTGGTCACAAAGCTGTTGAGGAACTTATCAAAGTTGCAAAAGAAGCTATAGTCGATTCAGACGATGATATATCCGCTGACAGATTAAAAAACGCGGCAGCTACAAAAAAGCTGGCTATATTCGACGCTTTTGAAATACTAAATCGTATACAGGACGAAGAGCGTATACTAGATAATAAACCCAAAGAAGAAAAGAAAGAAGCTTTTTCTGGTTTTGCTGAAAAAAGATCTAAGTAATGTACAAGCAGGACTTAGTAAAAACAGTAGAACCTATAAAGCTTACCACGCTCCATAGATTAAACAAAGGCAAGAAGTGGGAGTACGGATACAACAAAGAGCAGGATTTAATTGTTATAAGTAAGACAGGCCAAGTCGGGGAAATAATAGATATACAAGGATTGGTTGTAGGTTTACCGCCAGTCCCCAAAAACTTAAATAAGGGAGCTAACAAATGGGTGGTTAAGGATTACCCAAAAGAGCTTAAAAATATTAAAAGTATATTCGATTGGCAATCTTATCCAGACGAGTTTAAAGAAAAATGGGAGGGTTATATAGATGAAGAATTTAACAGCCGTGAAAACGGTTATTGGTTTTACAATAATAACGTTCCGACTTACATTACTGGCACTCATTACATGTACTTGCAGTGGAGTAAGATCGACGTTGGGAACCCAGATTACCGTGAAGCAAACAGATTATTCTATATATTCTGGGAAGCTGTTAAAGCAGACGCAAGAGCTTACGGAATGTGCTACCTTAAAAACAGACGGAGTGGATTCTCATTTATGGCATCAGGAGAAACCGTTAACCTTGCAACCATATCAGGCGACGCAAGATTCGGTATACTATCAAAATCAGGTAGTGATGCTAAAAAAATGTTTACCGATAAAGTTGTACCAATTTCCCTCAATTACCCGTTTTTCTTCAAACCCATACAAGATGGTATGGATAGACCGAAAACTGAACTGGCATATAGGGTTCCTGCTTCTAAGCTAACGCGTAAATCTATACAGTCTAAAGAAGCTCGCGTAGAGATGGAAGGTTTAGATACAACTATAGATTGGAAGAATACAGGCGACAACTCTTATGATGGTGAAAAGTTAAAGCTGTTGGTGCATGATGAAAGCGGTAAGTGGGAAAGACCTGACAACATATTAAATAATTGGCGTGTTACAAAAACGTGTCTTAGATTAGGTAGCCGCATCATAGGTAAGTGTATGATGGGATCTACATCAAACGCTTTAGATAAAGGCGGTGGCAATTTTAAAAAGCTTTATAATGACTCTGATGTCTCAAAGCGTAATAACAATGGCCAAACAAAATCAGGTTTGTACAGCTTGTTTATACCCATGGAATGGAACTACGAAGGTTTTATTGATGAGCACGGGCAACCTGTATTTGATACACCAAATAATAAAAGCATTTTAGACCCGTTTGGTGACACTATTGAAACAGGCGTTGTAGATTACTGGAATAACGAAGTAGACGGCCTTAAAGGCGACCAGGATGCTTTAAATGAATACTACAGACAGTTTCCACGAACAACGGAGCACGCGTTTAGAGATGAAACTAAAAATAGTATTTTTAACTTAGCAAAAATCTACGAACAGATTGATTATAACGATGATCTGCGTAATACTAATGTTATAACCACCGGCAACTTTCAGTGGGAAGCAGGCGTAAAGGATACTAAAGTAATGTTTCTACCAAGCCCGCAGGGTAGGTTTAAAATATCTTGGATACCTAATGCTGAGGCGCAAAACAGGTCAATTGTTAAAAATGGTATAAAGTATCCAGGGAATGAGCACATGGGCGCATTTGGCTGTGATAGTTACGATATTTCAGGTACTACCGACGGTAAAGGTTCAAAAGGCGCATTGCATGGACTAACAAAGTTTAGCATGGAAGACGCGCCACCTAGCACATTCTTTTTAGAGTACATAGCTAGGCCTCAAACTGCAGAGATATTTTTTGAAGACGTACTTATGGCGTGCGTTTTTTATGGAATGCCTTTATTAGCCGAGAATAACAAACCAAGATTGCTTTACTATTTTAAACGTAGAGGCTATCGAGGTTATTCTATGAATAGGCCTGACAGATTGTGGAATAAGCTTTCTGTAACTGAAAAAGAAATTGGAGGTATACCAAACTCCAGTGAGGATATTAAGCAAGCGCATGCGGCAGCTATTGAAATGTACATAGATAGATACGTTGGCTTAAAAGAAGATGGTACTTACGGCAGTATGTATTTTAATGAAACTCTAAATGATTGGTCTAAGTTTGATATAAATAATCGAACAAAATTTGATGCCGCAATTAGTTCTGGTTTAGCTGTTATGGCTTGCCACAAAGATATGTACAGACCAAATGCCACTTTACAAAGAACAAAATTAAATCTCAATATTGCAAGATATAAGCAAGACGGAGATATATCGAAAATAATAAAATAAAACTATGGCTGAGTCAGTTGTAAATAATTTTTTCCCGAGCCAGGTTGCTAGCGACCAGGAGAAGATGTCATTTGAGTATGGCCGCCAAGTAGGTAGGGCTATTCAATCTGAATGGTTCGGTGGCAATTCAGGAAACGTAAGATTTCAAAGCAATCAAAATAGTTTTCACGGGTTAAGATTATACGCTAGAGGCGAACAGCCGATACAAAAATATAAAGATGAATTATCGGTTAATGGCGATTTGTCTTATCTTAATTTAGATTGGAAGCCTGTTCCTATACTGTCTAAGTTTGTTGATATTGTAGTTAACGGTATTGCAGACAGATCTTTTGATGTAAAAGCATATTCACAAGACCCTTACGGTGTTGAGAAGCGCACTGCATATATGGACTCTATTATAAGAGACATGCAGACTCAAGAGATAAACGACTATGCAGCTGAGGCGTTCGGTATTAACTTATACGAAAACGATAAGGAAAATTTACCAGGCTCAAAAGAAGAACTAGAGTTGCATATGCAGCTAAGCTACAAGCAAGGTATTGAAATAGCAGAGGAAATAGCTATTAATACTTTGTTTGATGGTAACAACTATGATTTAGCTAAAAGAAGAGTATATTACGATTTAACGACTATAGGTATTGGCGCAGTTAAAAATACATTTTCAGAATCTGAGGGTGTTGTTATTGATTACGTGGATCCAGCAAACCTTGTTTACTCATACACTGAATCTCCTTATTTCGAAGACATATACTACGTTGGCGAAGTTAAGAACATACCGATTAACGAATTAAAAAAGCAATACCCTCAGCTTGATCAAGCACAGCTTGATAAAATAAAAGCAGCAGGGTCTTATAATAACACAACTTCTTGGAATCAATTTAATGACGGTGCTAGTGGCGGTTATGATTCTAATACTGTTCAGGTTTTGTATTTTAATTACAAGACTTATATGAATGAGGTATACAAAGTAAAAGAAACTGCTACAGGCGGCTTAAAAGCTATACCAAGAGACGATCAATTCAACCCACCTGCAGATTCAGAAGGGTTTGCAAAAGCATCGCGTTCGCTCGAGGTGTTATATGAGGGAGCTATGATATTAGGCCCTAGTATGTTGTTGGAATGGGGCATGGCTAAAAATATGGTACGCCCTAAAAGTGATTACAATAAAGTAAAAATGAATTACAGTATTGTAGCTCCAAGAATGTATAGAGGTCGTATTGAATCTATTGTAAGCCGTTGTACGGGGTTTGCTGATATGATACAGCTTACTCATTTAAAGATGCAGCAGGTGCTATCTAAAATGATGCCTGACGGTGTATATATGGACGCTGATGGTTTAGCTGAGATAGATTTAGGTAACGGCACAAATTATAACCCGCAAGAAGCGCTTAATATGTTCTTCCAAACAGGTTCGGTAATTGGGCGTTCGTTTACTCAGGAGGGTGATATGAACCCAGGTAAAGTTCCGATTCAGCCGTTACAAACCGGAGCGGGCGGCCAAAAGCTACAAACGTTAATCCAGACATACAATTATTACCTACAAATGATTCGCGACGTAACGGGTCTTAATGAAGCTCGTGACGGTTCAAGCCCAGATGCAAGAGCTTTAGTAGGCGTGCAAAAATTAGCGGCCGCGAATTCTAATACCGCTACAAGACATATATTAGATTCTGGTTTATTCTTAACGGCGGATACGGCAGAGTCTTTATCACTTAGAATATCAGACATACTTGAGTACAGTCCATCTAAAG